CGATCTAACAGGTGAAAGATCGTCGTCACGTGTATGTAGTGTAGGTAAATACCTAGACAATACAACACACCTGCCGTGGTTGCCATGTAATCAAAAGTCATCTGGTTTCTCACTTAGTGTAAAGGTGGATGGGTTGAACTTCAGTTGTCCTGCATACCCTGTCGGGCCTACTGGACGGTTCTTTGTGACCAATAGCTTGGTTGTGTTACGTTCATCAGCATCCTCAGATAGCTTATCACGTTTCAAGTCCACGACAACAGACGCACGTTGTTCGATCATGCGGCAGTACTTGACAGCACCATCATCGTTTGTGTGTCCAATGGTCACAATACCCACTCCTAGTTCTGCTGCCAACTTAGACAGCCTTACTGACAGGTCAGCTAGGAATTGTTCCTTGCTTTCTTCTGCCGCTACACCTGCACTGATGTCCTGTATCGGTTCGAAGAACACGTACTGTACACCACAGGCTTGAGATAGATACCTGATTTGTGACAATAAGTCAAGGGGGTCATCCTCGTCATTCAAATAAAATTGGTATAGTCTCTCGTCTTTAGTCAGGTCTTTGATAGCATCCTGTACTAGACTGTCCATACCCTTGTCTTCGATCAAGTCCTTTCGTGTAAGGTTATCGTTCAGGTGGTATGACACCAAACCTAGCAGTGACCGTAGTTTAGTTTCTTCCATGTGCCATATGGCAATCTTGATCTGAGGGTACTGACTCAGGATACGGTACTCTAGATATCGCATGAACTCTGTCTTACCGATACCTGTCTGTGCCTTGAACAGGGTGAAGTGTCCCTGCATCAGGCCAAGACACATCTCGTCAAACTCAGCCAACCCTGTCTCGACAAAGACATGATCATCTGCCTTGTTGTACATGCCAAGGAACTGTTCAGTTGTGTTGATCACATTCTCAGGTGTGTACTTCTTGGCATTGAACCATGCGGCCTTGAACTCTTGGGTAGCACCCGCCTGTAAGAACTCGTTAGCGTCCTTGTACTTGTCGTGTGGTACACGATAGACTTTGTTTGGGTACATCTTGGCGATCTTGTGGGCGATGGCATTCCCTGCCTCGTCACTGTCGATAGACAGGATGATCTTGTCGAAGGATGACAACCAGTCGTGCACGTTCTCCCACAGCTTGCGTGATGGTTTAGCTGATGGTAGAGATACCACAGGGTTCGGGTACTTTGGGTTGTGCATCATCTGATAGACAGACATAGCATCTAGCTCACCCTCTGTGATGGTCACAGTCTTCGATGTTCCTGCGTTCCATAGGTTCATACCGAATAGTTCATCTGACTTGAATCCGTCCTTGGCACGGAAGTCCTTCGGGAATATCCGTGACTTGATACCGCCTGATGGGTACACATAGTCCTGATACTGTTCTTCACCCTTGCTGTTTAGGTAGGTGTAGCATCCGTAGAACTTCATGGTGTCAGCTGTGATACCACGCATCCCACGATGGATAGCTGTCATCTTTTCTAGTGTTACGACATCAGCATTCTTGAATGCCTTGTCAATACGTTGTTCCATATCATCTCCTGCTTCCCAATACTCGCAACCGAAACAGTAGCCATGACCGTCATCATATCGTGCGAGGTTATTCTTTGAACCACACTCAGGACAGGGTTCATGTTTGACAAAGGTGCTGTCACTCTTCATCGTATCCATTGTCTTTCCTTCCATAGGGTTCATCATTGTACCCTTTCCAGTATGCATCTTCTTCTTTTGGTGTCAAGTCTTTCAATCTTTTTCTTTTGTGTCCGTAATAGACATCAACAGCCCCTGACTCATACCATAATTTTAAAGTTTGGTTATTTTCCATCTTGACAATCCTGTAATTCTTCGTATAATAGGGCTGCGTCCTGCGCAGGGTGAATACTATCTATAGTATAGTCAGGATCATATTTCATATCATCAATGTTGTCTAACCATTCATCAATAGTTGATATCTGACTACGGACTGAACACCTAATAGCATATTTTCTTTTGGTATACATTAGAATGGTACCTCGTCTGTTTCGTTCTTTGGTTTCCATACCATATCATAGTTGAACATGGCAAGCAAGAAGTCTTTCAAGGTTCTACCCCATGTCATCTGTATCATCCTTGTTTAGGATTGATTGCATGGTCAATAGTCTTTCTATTGTTTCTAAACAATCCTTTTTATTTTCGAACTGTATTTTCCATTGTCTGTTTACATCCTTATCATAGTTCGTCAGACATGTAAACATATCTTCATCTTCGAACATTAATAGATCATATGTCATAGCCATACTTCCAGTGTTTAAAACATTCCCAACAGTGATCCTTGCCTAGTGCTTTGTCTATTAACCAGACAAGGTTTCTCTGGTCATTCAGGTACCAGACGTAGTTTCTGGCACTGAATGTCTGGAAGGGTTGACCGCCAAGTATTGCGTTTAGTGTGACAGACAACCCTATCCCGATATTGTAGAGATACTTAGGCATTGAGCATTGCTGCAATTTGCTTTGCCTTGTTCTTGCTTACTGGCAAGACACCAATCTTTAACAAGACTTGGATGCGGTAGATCACACGTTGATCGTACTCGTTCAAGTCATCTGCGATTTGACAGATAGACTTGCGGTAGTAGTCCTTGACAAGTGCCTGATCAATTACCTCGTAGCCTGTACGGTAGGAAAACTTGTCAGCTTTCTTCATGTGCTTTGTGTATGGTGCATAGATTTTTTCGTTGATAGTATTTGGCATGATAGCCTCCTGTATGTTTAAAGTTTTGTTTCCATGCAGGGTTGCATGTAAAGACAGACTGAAATAATCTGTCCTAAATGTCAACCCCTATATTCATAGTTATAGTTAAACTCTGTGTCTAGATACATCCATTCGGATTCATAGGCGTGATCCCAGTTGGAATAATCACCATCTGCAACACCTTCATCTGCCCTAAGTTTAGCCCAATGGTTTAGACTTGGTTCGTGGTTTAGTGGTAGTTCTTCTAAGAACTGTACATTAAATTCCATGTTCTCTTTTCCATGTTGTCCAAGTGATCGCTTGCAGTTCATGCGGCTTGACACCTACACGTTTCGCAGCCTTGACATATGCCGATTGCATGTCACGATATAGCTTCTTTCCCATGTTCGTCTTGTCTGTGGTCAGACCCTGACGGATACCTAGTGCAATGTTGTAAGCATGTCCGTCAATGGTGACTTCGTCAAGACCACGGATATTTGAATAGAATGATCTGATCTTTTGTCCGTTCAGTCTGGTCAGTATGTCGTCATCATCTGTCAAGTCATCTTCTAGTATTGACCATGCCTTGGCCTTCATGGTGTTGTAGCATGATACCTTGAAGTCTTGTAAGTCTTCACCCTTGACCCATGCTTGGCACATGCGTTCGGTATCCTTGACGTTACGTTCCCAACGATTGTTAGGTGACAGTGCAGCCATGACACCAATGACAGTATGTGTGTGTATAAAATACTTGGTTGATATGGCCTTGGCGTGTCTCTTGGCACGATCATACCATTCTAGTCCATTGGCAACGTCCTCTGATGTTGCACGACGATATACCTTGAGTATGTTTCTAACGTGTTGTGTCATTATTCTTTTACCTCTGCATATTTGGATGTTTGCCAGACTCTACCGCCTACACGTTCAAGCATTTCATCATAGTCTGCATCATTTGCACAGTCTCTGTCAAACACTTCTAGTATACTTCTCAGCATTTCTACACATGCAATCATGTCTTTAACTGTCATGTTTTCCTTGTTGATATACGGTATCTGTATCTTTTCTTTACGCATTTTTTTCTTCCTCTCTTGGTAGTAGCTTGTTCTCTTGGTACTGTTTCGCTATGAAGTTATGCATAAACATTGCCCCATGTAAACCATCAGCACCTAATTCAGACAACATTTTATTTAGTTCTGCGTCTGTCTCTGGTGTGTGCCAGTATCCGTGTTCTTTCAGTTCAAACATTGTTTCGTTCCTTTTTTACTAAACTTTTCCAACCTTCACACTGATAATGTGCAAGTTCTTTCATCATTTCAGACTTAGTAGTCTTTGCGTATAGGTGCCACTGTAAAGCAGTATGTAAAGCACTAACAGATGGCTCTTGGTTTGTAAAGTCACGCATTGTTTCTTTCCTCTGTTGATTGACAAGGATACCCAAAGCGGGAGGGTTCTTCAGGTACCCTTGACAATCAACAACTGTTTGGTTGTTGTCAACCCCCTGCTTTGCATTTGCCACAGGCCACCCTTTCAGCCATGGACACTTAGTGCCGCCTATCGGTGTACCCTAGAATTACCCAAGGTAAGGGTGTTTATGTGTATCGTCAGTCATATCACCCTGAAAAGTGACTGAGGGGCATAGGCCATTGTCAAATAACGTTTAGTCTTTTCGTTTCTATTCTTTCACAGTGTCAGACAGTTTATAGAATGTCAAGTCTTTAGTTTGTTTTTGTGTGTAGGG